TCCAGTTGTGTAGTATCATATAGTTTTCCAAGTCCTCATCAATCAGAAAGGTAAGATTCAATGGGTCATAGGTTATAAAACCTTCCAAAGGTAACTGTCTGAGTGGTGTTGCTTGTTGCTGTATACCTAGATTCATGCTAGGAATATTAGCAGACTGCGCAAAGTAAGGTATCTTAGGATACTCTGCTAATAAAAACTTAAATCCTATAGGGGATAGAAAATTTCTATTCTCTATCTGTTTGTTCCAAGTCGTCATACTCTCCGTCCATGTATAGAAGACCTAGATTTTCGTCGAAGTATTCTTCTTCGTCATTCATGATGTGTATTCTTCTATTATATCTAGCATACTATTTAGTTGATAATTACTTCCTTCAAACCAGTCATCAGTTGCACCATGATAGCGACCATTATACAGGTCGTTTTTCATTCTCATCAACCTCGATTTAAGGTCAACCTTGTCGATTCGTCCTCTTCCCATTTGTATTATTAGTGTATATCCAAATTATTTAGACAAAAAAAAGCACCCCCTAGAGTGCTTTCGTTACAGTATCAGCGATTTCTCACATGAGAATGTCACTACAGATACGTTTGCAGGAGGACTGATTGTCGGTGCATTCAATTAGACATTCGTAATACTCGTCTATTTTATCCTCGTCGTTTGCAGCGTCGTGTGACCACCGTTGATTAAAAGAGATTAAATTGTGCATTAGTTTTTACCATTATGTTTACTTCACAAAAAAGATTAGGGATGCATTGCTCCAGTCTCCAAATCCACATAATTATTTACTCGAGTTTAGACTTTGTCATAAAGTTTTCTAACTACATGCACAGACAAGATTCCTGTCACCGTATACGTTGTCAATCCTTGAGACTGCTGGCCAAAACTTATTCTTTTGATTGACGGGGTATGCTGCTTCCATACGGGAAAACTTATGTTTCCATTCTCCTGCTATCTCTTTAGCAGTATATGGTGCATTCTTTACTAACTCAGGGTCTTCCCACCTGATAGCATTCATTGCCTCAGCAAATCTTTCCAACTCATCTAGTGATTCACTCTCTGTAGGCTCTACCATCATAGTCCCTGCTACAGGCCATGACAGTGTAGGAGCATGGAAACCATAGTCCATCAATCTTTTTGCTACATCTTCTGCGGTAAACGGTAAATTTCTACAATCAAATATACATTCGTGTGCAACTCTACCATTCTTTGCTTTATATAATACATCAAAGTGTGGCTCTATCTTCTTTGCTAACCAGTTTGCATTTAATAATGCCACTTCTGATGCATGTCTTAAACCATCACCACCCATCATTCTTATATACATCCATGTGATAGGTAAAATGCTTGCACTTCCCTGCACCACTGCTGATACTCTTTGATTTACATAAGGTGATAGATGTTTTGCTACACCTATAGGTCCTACCCCAGGTCCTCCACCTCCGTGTGGTATGCAGAATGTTTTATGTAAATTTAGATGACATACATCTGCACCATAATCACATGGTTTTGCTAGACCTACCTGTGCATTTAGATTTGCACCATCAAGATATACCTGACCACCAAACTCATGCACAATATCACATATCTCTCTAATAGTTTCTTCAAATACACCATGAGTTGATGGGTATGTAATCATACAACCCGCTAATTCATCCGCATCTAGACATGCTTTTAATCTTAAGTCATGTATATCTACATTACCATTACTATCACAGTCCACACTGACTACTTCCATCCCTGCCATGATACATGTAGCAGGGTTAGTCCCATGCGCACTCTTAGGCACTAGAATTTTATTACGTTTCTCCTGTCCATTTGCTTCATGGTATGCTTTGATTGCTAACAATCCTGCATACTCTCCTTGTGACCCTGCGTTTGGTTGTAATGATATAGAATCAAATCCTGTAATATCACATAACCATTTCTGCAAATCTACCATGATTTGCTCATACCCTAGTGTTTGAGTAGGTGGCACTAAAGGATGTATACAATTAAATTCTTCCCATGACACTGGCATTAACTCTGATGCAGAGTTTAGTTTCATAGTGCAACTACCTAGTGGCATCATACCATTCACTAATGTAAAATCTTTAGATGCTAACTCATGTATATACCTCATCATGTCAGTTTCACTATGATATTTGTTAAATACTTCTTGAGTCAACCACTCTTTCTTACGATGGGGTATTGATAACCATCTGTATTCTCCTACAGCATCTAAAACATGTGTTATAGTGTCCGCTCTATTAGGAAAATCAACTTGTGTATCAATAATTGCATGTATCTCATCTAATGTGGTACACTCATCTAAGGATAAGGTATACCAACCATCATCATACCTTACATTAAAACCTTCTAAAGCAAACGAGCTTTTAAATCTGACAGTATCGAATCCTTCTGATTCATCTGTTTCTATCCCACACCATTTTAATGCTAATAGTAGCGTCTGCCTATATTTTAATACTCTGGTTGCTATTTTTTTCAAACCTTCCGCACCGTGATAAGCAGCGTAAAAACCTGCCATATTTGCGAGGAGTGCTTGAGCAGTGCATATATTGGATGTTGCTTTGTCTCTTCTTATGTGTTGTTCCCTTGTTTGTAATGCTAACCGTAGTGCTTTATTACCTTGACTATCTACCGACTGCCCTACAATACGGCCAGGAACTTTCCGCTTATGCTTTTCAGTGGTTGCAAAAAATGCTGCATGAGGTCCGCCAAATCCCATAGGGACACCAAACCTTTGCATACTACCAACTGCTATATCAAATCCCATCTCCCCTACAGGTTTCATTAACACCTGTGCCAGTGGGTCTACAATAGCAATCTTCATTACCTTAAAGACCTCACAACATGTTAATATACCATCTGGATGTCTTAGTTTACCGTCATTATCAGGCATCTGAATTATAATTCCGAATGCTTCTTTATAATCACACAAATCCATAGACCTATCAAAGTCCATCAGTAGTATTTTTATCCCTAATGGTTTCGCTCTCGTGCGTAATACCTTTAAAGTCTGCGGAAATATCTTACTGTCAACCAAAAGCGTATTTTTTTTCGACGCATTGTATGCTAATATCATTGCCTCTGCTGCTGCAGTCGCTTCATCTAACAATGATGCATTAGTTATAGGTAATCCTGTTAATTCTGTGATTAAAGTTTGGTAATTAAACAGTGCTTCTAATCTTCCTTGAGATATTTCTGCCTGATATGGAGTATAAGATGTGTAATAAGCTGGATTCTCGAGAACGTTTCGCTGTATAACTGGCGGTGTGATTGTTCCATAGTAACCTTGACCTATTAAACTACGTTTAATTACATTTTTTTGTGCTATTCCTTTTAACTCACAGAGTGCTTGTGCCTCACTGCAAGATTCTGGTAAGTTATTGTCACCACGAAGTAGTATTGAATCGGGGACAACCTCTCTTACTAACTCATCTAATGATGAGAGACCCAAATCTTCTAGCATCTGAGTCTGTTGCTCCTTTGAAGGACCTACGTGTCTTCTGATAAAATCCATATACTATATTATAACATAAAAAAAGACACCCCGCAGGGTGTCTTGAAAAGAATATAAGCATCTCGCTTACATTAGGTTAGTTACCTTTACTCTTCTGTAGTAACGGTTTGCGTTAGATGTAAGAGCACCTTGACCTTGTGTAAGACCCTCAGCGAATGGGTTTGCAACCATTCCGTAACGAGTCTTAAAGCCAATTTTTGGTTGGAATGTATCCTGACCAACGGCTCTAACCATCTGTAGTGGAACGTAAGGACAATAGAATAGACCAGCATCGTAAGGTGAAGTACCTTTGTATCCGATAACATAGTACTGAGTTGCAGCACTGTTAGCAGCGAATGGGTCGATGTACACTCTGTACTTACCGTTGATAACACCAGCAAATGTATTACCTGTGTCGTCTACGTTTAAGTTAACATTAAGTGCAGGGGTGTAATCTAGAACACCAGCCATTGTTAGTGCAGAAGCAACGTCAGCAGAGCAAAGGATGATGTTACCCTTTCCACGACGAGTTCTTTGTGCAATAGCGTTTGCATCTCTTTCAATCTGGAATAATAGTCCCTTGAATTTTTCAACTGACCATCTTCCGTTTGAGTCAGTGTCTAAGTCAAATGTACCAGCAGTTGCTGTGTTGACCTGAGCACCTGTCTCAGCAGTTTTGTAGATAGTTCTAATAACTTCTCTGTTGATTTCAGCAAGAATTTCAGTTGATAGAATGTTTGCTAACTCAGCCTCAGCGTTCAATCCGTGGATTGCCTTAAGGTCTTGAGCTAATTCTAAACTGTACTGTGCCTTTAGAGCTCTTGACTTTGCAGTCACAGTAACTTTCTCGATTGAGAAAGCCATCTCGTTGAAAGTCTTTCCAGATTCTCCAAGATCTTCAGAGTCATCTGTACGCATACCTTGACCAACATCATAAGCAACTTGAGTTGCGTTTGTTGAAGGGTTAAGTGCGCCTGGGTTAGTACCTGACTGAGCAGTTGTACCTAAACCAGTTGTAACAGATGTAAATCCGTCTGTAAGACCATTCTCTTGAGTCTGTCCAGAGAATCCTGAGTCTGGTTCGTTGAATAATGCCTCTGTTCCAAGCATGTTGTTAGCATTTGTGCCATCAACAAATCTGGATCTCATTGCGAAAATAAGTCCTGTTGGAGCGTTCATTGGTTGAACACCAGCAAGGTCATATGCCACCAAGTTAGGCATAGATCTTCTAATCAATGAGATTAGAACAGGGTCAAAACCAGCAACAGGGCCAGTTGCTGTTGCACCACCAGAGAAACCAGCACTAGAGCCAGTATTTGTATTCACTGTTGGAGCTTCTGAGAGGAATGATCTTTCCTCATTTAAAAATCTTTCTTGGTTCTCAAGCAAGACAGCAGTTACCGCTTTACGATGATTGTCCTTGATAGCATCAATTCCATCATGTTCTAGAAGGGGCTTCCACTTCTCTTGCAATTGTTCTGCGTTGCCAAACATTTGCGTTTTTACCTAATAAGTTTACGTTTGATTAATTAACAAGTTGAGATTCACTTTTTAGTGGCATGGGATAGTGCCTGGATGTATGCCGCCATACTACCAGTAACATCTGGTGTTGCAGCGTTTTCGTTTAACACTTCCGAGTCACTTCTTTTTGGAGCAGTCTTGAAATATGACTCTTTTAAAGTCTCAAGCTTTTCCTTATAAGATTCTTCACTTTCAAACTCAACACCTTCGGCAAGTGAAGCGAGCTTTTCCTTCTGAGTACTTGATAAGCCTTCAGAAACATCGGAAAGGATATTACCACCTGTTGCCTCGGAGAGACTCTTAGTAATAGATATATTCTTCTCGATTTGCTCGTTGAGTTTTGATTCCATTTCGTCAAGTTTGTCTACCATACTCTCAACGACATCATATTTATCTTCAGGGATTGATACATAATGTTCTTCAAAAAGACCTCGCATTCCTTCGAGGAATGATTCAGTCATCTCGGTTCTAATTCCACGCTCTA